TGTATATTGATCGTCAGATGAGTGGTGCTAACGTAGATCAAAACGCAAGTAGATCAATCTTGGCGGATATTATTCTTACATCTGCAAGTTTCAACGTAAACCCAGATGATGGACAGATTGTGGAAATAGCATTCAGACCTAGTGCTGCTCCTACATTCGACCTATCTAAGACAGCTTAAATTAGCATAAGTTAACGAACCTCAGTTTATCTGGGGTTTTTTCATGTTTTGCATTAGAATATCAATATATTGATTTTATTTTATGGCAAGCAACCTATCAGCATTGGATCGTTTAAGAAAAGCTGCAAATCTTGAACCTGTAAAAAAGGAAGTTGAATTATCTGATGGTTCTATTTTTGAAATGTATGTAAGTCCATTAACTATGGCAGAACGTGATAGAGCACAGAGATTATCTAAAGATGATAATAATAGTTTTGCTTTACAGTTATTACTTGCTAAAGCATTAGATGAAACTGGTAGAAAACTTTTTAATGCAGGAGAGATTGATGTATTAAAAAATGAAGTCAAAGATAGCGACTTACAAAAACTAATGCTTGCAGTTATTACAGAAGAAGAGGAAATGATCGACCCAAAAGACTAGCTGCTGAGTTGAAGAGGGATAATTTAATGATGTTGCAATTTGGTGTTGCAAAAGAATTGGGAAAAAGTTTAAAGGAAGTAAGAGAAATGACTTTAGATGAATTAATAGGTTGGAGTTCATATTTTCAAGTAATTAATGAAGAACAAGAAAAAGAATTTGAAAAAGCAAAACGTAGAAGATAAGCTAGAATAAAGTAACCTTTTATTGTTTAGTCGTGGCAACTAGAGCAGATATAGAAATTAATGTAAAAGGTCTTAAAAAAGTACAAGAGTTATCAAAACTTTTAGATAAAGTTAGTAGCAAAGTCGATAGTTTAAATAAAAGAGGTGCTGGTAGCTCTGCAAATAAAAACAATAGATTAGAACAACAATCTTTAGGTATTCAAGAAAAGAAAAGAGCTTCAATGGTTCGAGTTAGAAGCATTGGAAATCAAATACAAAAAGCAAAAGAAGCAGGATTAAAGACAGATAAAGCAAGTAGAGCTTTAAATAGAGCAGCGTTGGCTAATTCTCAAGGTAAATTTAAATTAGCAAAAGCATCAGGAGATGCAGCTTTACTAGAATTAAAAGCATTACAGTCTCAAACTAAGGAATTAACACAACAAAAAATCTTAAGAGCTTCTCGAGGTGGTGGTTTTGGTGGGTTTGGAGGAGGAGGAAGATCAGACGAAAAAAGTAATATGTCAGCACTAACAAGTGGAGCTATTTCTGGGGCGTTTCCTTTATTATTTGGACAAGGCCCATTAGGTGCTGCTGCTGGTTTTGCTGGTGGTTTTGCAGGAACTAAAGTTGCAGGAAAAATGGGAGGCTTTGCAGGAGGTCTTGTTGCTACTGCTGCTCTTCAAACAGTAACAAATATAGTAAACGGGATAACTGAACTAGGTAAATCTTTAAATACACTCGATGGTTCTTTTACTCTTTTAAAAGAAAAATCTTTATTTAGTAGTAAAGAAGCAGCAGCTAGAGCACAAGTTTTACAAACTTTAGGAGAAAGAGAAAAACTAGCAACATTAGTATCTGAAGAGTTAATTCAAGTCTTAGGAGAGGATGGAGCAGACAAATTAAGAGAAGCAGGAAAGGCTTCTGAAGAATTAAATAAAGAACTTACAAAAATAAGCCTTAATCTTCAAATAGCATTAGCTGGCCCACTTGCTAATATTCTTAAATTTATTAATAAATTAATAGATCAAGGAAATAAAGTGTCCCTTGGAAAAAACATGGGAACTGTAAATTTTGGGCCAGCAGAAGATAAATTCATAAAAGACTTTAGAGGTGTTTTAGATACACTTAATCAATCTCAGATTGACAAAATTTTAAGAGCACCAATAGGAACAAATGTTGAAGGTTTGAATGTAACAAATACAAGGCAACAAGCAATAAGAAAATTTAATCTTGTTAAAGAAGTAAATCCAGATTCAAAATTTGTTGGAGGATCAGGAACAAACACAGAATCAGGAACGGCTAAAGACTTATTAGACATTGACGCTAAGAGAGTTGCTACTGCTCAGAAAAAAATTAATAAAATGAAAGAGCAAATAACATTTCAAGAACAAATTAAAATCTTAGGAATAGAAGAGGCTACTAGACAGAAAGAAATTGAAGCTATTACGAAAAACTTAACTGCGGAAGAACTCAAACTTTTAGAGCTAGGAGAATTAACTGTAGAGCAATTATTTGACAAAAGCAAAGCAGCAAAAGAATTTGAACAAAATGCTAAAAAAATAAATTCTGCATTTGAACAGTTAAGCGTGACTATTGGTAATGATATAAAAAATGGAATAGCTGGTCTGATAAAAGGAACATCAACTCTTGGAGACTTACTTAATAACGTTGCTGATAGATTCTTAGATTTAGCCCTTAATCAAGCACTATTTGGCGATATTCTTGGGTCATCAGGTAACAAAGGCGGTGGTATATTAGGCTTCTTAACAGGAGGTAAGTTAGCTAAAGGAGGTACAGCAGCAGGAGGTAAATCTTTCCTTGTAGGAGAAAAAGGGCCAGAACTCTTTGTTCCTAGATCTACGGGAACAGTTGTGCCAAATAATAAACTTGGAGGTGGCGGTACTAACAATGTTGTTGTTAATGTAGACGCATCAGGTTCAGATGTTCAAGGCGATGATGCTGGAGGACAGGAACTTGGTGCTTTGATAGCTGCTGCTGTTCAAGGAGAGCTTGTTAACCAACAAAGACCTGGAGGTTTACTTAACAGATAATGGCTACTTTTCCTGATTTTCAACCACAATATTCTGCTACAAAACGTAGTCAGCCACAGCAACGTATTACACAGTTTGGTGATGGTTATCAGCAAAGAACCACTTTTGGTTTAAATCAAGATCCTAAAGTTTGGAGTCTTACTTTTAATGTAAAAGACAGTGATGCAGACATAATAGAAACATTTCTAGAAAATGAAGCTAAAAATGGTACGTCATTTGATTGGTCACCGCCTGATGAAGCTACAAGTTACAAATGGATATGTAAAAATTTTGGTAGAGAAATGTTTGATTTTGATAGAAACAGAATTACAGCTAGTTTTGAGCAAGTATTTGAACCTTAATGGCAATACCAACTTCAGAATTACAAGCAATTAACCCTGGTTCAATCATCGAACTTTTTACGATTGAACTAAATGCAGCTTTACATGGTTCAAACACCTTATATCGTTTTCATAACGGTGCAAACATGAACGCAAATGGAGAAGTTGTATGGGCTGGTAATTCTTACTTAAGATTTCCTATTGAGTGCACTGGTTTTGAATTTGGTTCAACAGGAACTTTACCTAGACCAAAGATTGCAGTGAGTAATATTTTTGGAACGCTTACTGCGATTATGCAAAACGTCAACGAAACAACAGTTGGTAATGACTTAAATGGTGCAAAATTTACAAGAATAAGAACTTTGGCACGTTTTTTAGATGCTGTAAACTTTACTGGCAATACAAATCCTTATGGAACTCCTGATTCCTCGGCAGAATTTCCTCAAGAAATTTATTTTTTAGATAGAAAAGTCACTGAAAATAGAAATGTGGTTACATGGGAAGCTCAATCCGCTTTAGATTTAGTAAATGTAAAACTACCAGGAAGAATTGCAACGAAAGAACTATTTCCTGGTATTGGAGCATTTAGAGGATGACTTGGAAAGATATTGCTTTACAACACGCAAAAAAAGATGCACCGCATGAAGCCTGTGGTTTAGTAGCTGTCTATAAAGGAAAAGAAAAATATTTTCCTTGCAAGAATCTTGCTGAAGAGTTAGGAGAACAGTTTATTTTAGATCCTGATGATTGGATAAATGCAGAAGATCAGGGCGAAATTGTAGCTGTATTTCACAGTCACCCAGATCATCCTCCTACACCTAGTCAAGCTGATCTTGCTAGTTGTGAATATTTAGACTTACCTTTTTATATTGTCACTCCAGAAACATCAGATTGGTATTATTTTGAGCCTTCTGGGTATGAAAAAAGTTTAATCGGTAGAGAATGGGTATGGGATATTCAAGATTGCTGGAGTTTAATTACTGATTGGTATAAACAAAAGAAAGATATAGTTATAAAGCATTGGAAAAGACCAAAAAGTCCAAAAGAATTTTCTGAATCTCCTTTGTTTGAATATGGTCTACCTAAAGTAGGTTTTGTGGAGTTAGGTGAGAATGATGAGACAGAAGTTGGAGATGTTCTGCTTATGGATACAACTAATACAGGTAAGTTAGATCATGTGGCTTTGTATATAGGAGATCAGACTATTCTTCAACATTGTGTGAAAAGACTTAGTTCCAGAGAAACTTATGACCAAAAATGGATAGAATGTACAAAGAAGAGGTATCGTTATGCTCAGTAAAATAAAAGTTTACGGCAGACTAGCTCGCTTTTTAGGACAACGTACTTTTGAAGCTGAAATAAATTCCACAGTAGATGCTATTAGATTTTTAACAGCAAACTTTCCTGCTCTGCAATCGCACATGATAGAACAAAATTATTGTATAAAAGTTGGAGAATATGAAATAAATGAAAAAGAATTGGATGTACCTGTCGGTCAACAAGAAATAAAAATAGTACCTGTGGCTGTTGGTGCTAGAAGAGGTCTTGGAAGATTTTTATTAGGGGCAGTTCTCATAGGAACAGCTATTTTCTTGCCTGGTGCAGCACCAGCATTAACTACATCTGGTTTTGTTGCAGGATCAGCAGGAGCGAGTGCTTTAACTGTTGCGTTAGGAAATTTAGGTTTATATTTTGCACTATCGGGAGCAGCACAAATGTTAACTCCTGCACCAGAGGATACAAACTTTGACGATCCAAATAGTTTTAATTTTAATGGAATTTTAAATACTATAAACGCTGGAAGTGCGATACCAGTAGTTTATGGCGAAGTTTTTACTGGATCTATAATTGTGTCAGCAGGAATTGATACAGAGGACTTCTCAGGAGGAACATAATGTTTAAAATACCTGGAGTTGATTTTGGAGCAGGGCCAAAAGAAATTCAACTAAACCCGTTTAAATGGTTTGGTGGTGGCCCTAGTGGTACTGCTACTATAAGTTTTGGCTCAGTACAAAGTAGGCAAGCAGTAAATATTGTAGAAGTTCTAAGTGAAGGAGAGATTGAAGGTTTTCCTTCGGCAGCAGGACTTACTCAAGGAACTGATGCTTATAACAAAGCCTCTTTAAAAGATGTGTTTTTAGACAAAACACCTATTGTAAAATCAACAGCAAATTCAAGTAATATAACGGATGCTGATTTTAACTTTCAAAGAGTCTTATTTAAAACCCGTTTTGGAACGGCAAATCAAACTTCTATACCAGTTGTCAGTGATATAGAAACAGAAGTTAGTGTAAATGCTCCAGTGACTAATGCAGCACCAGTAACTAGAACAATAACCGAATCTAATATTGATGAAGTTAGAGTCACAATACGTTTTGATGCTCTTGTTAATATTAATGAAAAAGATGGCAAAAATTTAGGAACCACAGTTGATGTATTTATATTAATTACTGAAAACAATGGAAGAACAACCCGTTTTGATAAAAATCAAATTACTGGTACTGGCCCTGGTGGGTTTTTAAATTTACTTACAGTACCAACGTCTGCTTTTAGTATTAGGGGTAAATCAAGAGGTGCATATTCTAGAGATTTTAAAATTACTTTAAGACAAGGTACATCTTTTCCAATTTCAATAACAGTTGGTAGAGACTCTGCTGATAGCACAAGCGAAAGAATAACAGATACTTTTAGGTGGTCATCTTTTACAAAGATAATAGATGAACAAAGGCCATATCCAAATGTAGCTCATACTTATTTGCGTTTTGATGCAGAGCAGTTTCCTAGTATTCCAAGACGTTTATACAGGATTCGTGGAGTAAAAGTTAAGATTCCTCATAATGCAACTGTGGATCAAACAAATGGAAGATTAATTTACAGTGGTACTTTTAATGGAACGCTTACTACAACTACACATTGGACAACCGATCCTGCTTGGATATTATTTAACTTAATCACGGAAAGTCGCTATGGGTTAGGGGAACATATTACTGAAGCTCAACTAGATAAATATTCTTTTTATAGTGCTTCTGTCTATGCTTCTGCATTAGTTGATGATGGTCAAGGAGGTCAAGAACCTAGATTTAGTTGTAACGTAGTTTTAAATCAAAGAGCAGATGCTTTTAAAACAGTAATGGCTCTCAGTTCTGTAATGAGAGCTATGACATTTTGGGGTGCAGGATCTTTAACTCTTACTCAAGATAGACCTACAGATGCTAGTTATTTATTCAACTTATCAAACGTAACTTCTGAAGGATTTATATATTCTGGTACGAGTTTAAAAACAAGATCAACTGTTGTGTCTGTATCTTACTTTGACATGACTAATCAAGAGCCAGATTTTGAGACTGTTGAAGATACTGCTGCTAAAAATAAATATGGAATTATTCATAAAAAGATAACAGGTTTTGGCTGTACTTCTAGAAACCAAGCAAGAAGATTAGGCCGATTCATTTTATTTGAAGAGCAAAATTCTACTGAAACCATTAGTTTTACTACTGGAATATCAGAAGGTGTAGTTGTTAGACCAGGGCAAGTTATTGAAGTAAGCGATCCAGTAAGGGCAGGATTAAGAAGAGGTGGTCGTATCAATACTGCGACAACTACAACTATTACTGTTGATAACACAGCAGACACCGATCTAGATGCTACAAATAACGCAACAATAAGTGTTGTTATGCCTAACGGCACTGTAGAAAAACGAGATGTAAGTAGTATTTCTGGTGCTGTAATTACGGTATCATCTGCTTTTTCCTCTGCTCCTAATAGAAACAGTATTTGGATACTTGAAAATACAACCCTACAGACTACTCAATGGAGAGTCGTAAGTGTAACTGAAGATAAGGATAATTATGCGATTGTTGGAACGGCTTATAACTCAGGAAAGTTTGCATTTATAGAAGATGGATCTGCACTACCTGTTAGAAATATAACAGTATTAAACGAACCTGTTCCTGCTCCTTCTGCTCCTAATGTTGTTGAAGAATTTTTTACAGAAGGCAATAGAGCAAGAACAAGATTGAATATAGATTTTAATTCTGTCCCAAGAGCCATTCATTATGAATTAAAATATCAAGTAGACAATGGTAATTTTAAAACTTTAAAATCATTAACACCAGAATTTCAAATACTGGATTCGTTAGAAGGTACTTATAATTTTGAATTAGTTAGTGTTGGTTCAAATCTTGAATCTTCAGCAAATCCCACAACTTTTACACATATTGCTGTAGGAAAAAGTGCAGTTCCAGGAGATGTTACTGGTCTAACCGCAGAACCTATAAGTGATAAGCTCGTAAGGCTACGTTGGAATTTATCTACTGATTTAGACGTTACTCATGGTGGTCGAGTTTATGTAAGACATTCGACAAAAACTGATGGAACAGGAACTTTTTCTAATGCTACTGACCTTATTGAAGCATTAGCAGGAAATACCACAACTGCGGAAGTTCCCTATCTTGAAGGAGAATATATTTTAAAATTTCAAGATGATGGTGGTAGATTTAGTGCAGGGGAAACAAGTGTTGTAATAGATTTACCTGATAATCTTGCACCGCTTATTGCACTTACAAGAAGAGAAGACTTAGATGTTCCAAAGTTTCAAGGTGTAAAAACTAACGTAGCTGTCGATGCAACAACAAATTCTTTGAATTTAACTGGTACGGGTTTATTTGATGCAATCACTAATTTTGATAATGAAAATTCTATAGATGATATTGGAGGCATTGCTCCATTAGGCACATATGAATTTGGAGGATCTTCAGGAACATCTTTCTTAGATTTAGGTGGTGTATTTAGTCTTGATTTAAAACGTCATTTTTTAACAGAAGCATTTTTCCCATCAGATTTATTTGATTCGATTTCAGATATAGATGCAAGAGTGGATTTTGATGGAGCAACAGCTACTAAGGTTAATGCTGAGATGTTAGTTGCAGTTACTCAAAACGATCCGTCTACTGGATCGCCTACATATAGTGCGTTCCAAACATTTGCAAATGGAACTTATAAGGGTAGAGGTTTTAAATTTAAAGTTAATTTAACAAGTAATGATCCTGACCAAGATATAAGAGTATTTCAGTTAGGTTATACAGCATCACTTCAAAGAAGAACTGAACAAAGTACAACATCGATTGCATCTGGGGCGGGGGCAAAGAATATTACGTTTACAAATACCTTCTTTACTGGAACTGCTGGTTTAGGTGGTGTAAATAGTAATCTTCCCTCTGTTGCCATTCAACCCGTTGGAACTTTTGCATCAGGTGACTATTTTGAAGTTACTAACGTATCGGGAACAGGTTTTACTGTTCATTTTAAAAATTCATCAAATGCTTCGATTGATAGAAATTTCACTTATCAGGCTGTCGGATTTGGTAAGGGATGATAAAATAAAATAAAATATTACCGAAATGGCAAGAGTCAATAGTACAACTAAAGAAACGGGTAATAATTTTAATGTAGCCAATGGAACGGGTGCTGCGGTTCGTGCAGGAATAAATGATATTTTTTCAGCTTTAAGAACAATAAACTCTGCAAGTGGAGATCCTTCTGGAACAGGAAATGTAGTTCAATTTCAGCCACATATTGATTCGTCTACTAATTTATTAAAAATCTGTACTGCGGTATCTTCTGGAACGGGTACGTTCACAACTATTGGAAATATTACACAAGCTAATTTAGGTTTAGTTAATGCAGCGACACCTACCATGACAGGTGATGTAGCGATGAACTCCACTGGATTTTTAAAAGTTCCTGTTGGTACTGATGCACAGCAACCTGGACAGTCTGGAGCACCAACAGCAGCAATAGGACAATTTAGATATAACTCAGATCAAAACAGGTTTGAAGGATATAAAAATACAGGCTGGGGAGAACTTGGTGGAGGTGCTGGAGCAACTGGAGGAGGAACAGATCAGGTGTTCTTGGAGACAGGCCAAACTATTACAGAATCATATACTTTATCTGCTGGTAAAAATGCGATCACAGTATCACCTACAATAAATGCTAATAAAGAAGTAGTCGTGCCAAATGGGGCAACTCTTGTTATTCTTTAATTATGAGTTTAGAACTATCAGGAACAACACCAGCAATCAAAGGAGTAGCTGGATCTGTATCTGCACCAGCTATAACTGGTGATGATGCTGACACAGGAATAAGTTTTCCTGCTGCTGACACTATCAAGTTTTCGGCTGGTGGAGTAGAAAAATTTGCAATTTCAGCAAGCGGTTTAAGTGGTGATGGTTCAGGTTTAACTGGAATAAGTGGTGGCATAACTGATCTTAGCGTTTGGTACGTAACTACAAGTTTCACTGGTGGTGCTAATCCTGTTGTAAACTGGGCGCAATATAGTGCACATGGTAATACTACTGGGTTTGGTTCGGCTATGACACAATCAAGTGGTATTTGGACTTTCCCTTCAACTGGTTTTTGGCAAGTTAATGTACAAGCATACGCTTATGGAAGTACTGGTCACGATAGTTATTCAATTTACACTCAAATCTCAACAGATAGTGGTTCCAGTTACGCAGGATCACCCCTAAAGTCGTATTCCAACATTCCAGCTATATCTGGAACTTGGTATTCACAAAACCAAAATACTTTTTATTACGATGTAACAAATGCTCTAACAACTAGAGTTAAAGTAGTTATTGACGGCAATCCCGATAATATTAACAACGGTGGAACTCTTGCTCGTTTTATGCGTTTAGCTGATACTTAATATGGATTTTTTAACAGGCAGACCAAATGAGATTGAAGATTATCTTGTAACTGTCCGTACAGGACAGTGGTTTTCTTGGTCAGACCCAACTAATAAAATTTATGCAAATTTAGTTGTTAAAGATGGCGGAGCAAAACCTACAGAATCAGATTGCACAAATGGCCTTGCTGCATTACAAGCTGCTTGGGATTTAGAGAATGATTCATATAAGTCACAACGTAAAGCAGAGTATCCTCCTATTGAACATCAGCTTGATACGATTTATCATAGTGGTGTAGCTGGTTGGAAAACTTCTATCAAAGCTATCAAAGACAAATATCCTAAACCATGAGCAAAATATCACTAAAACATTCAGGCGGTAATGTTGTTTCACTCAACGCTCCAACCAATGCTCCAGGTGCAGCAGATGTAGCTTTTAAATTACCAAATGCGGATGGATCGGCTGGTCAGTTTATGAAAACTGATGGATCTGGAAATTTAAGTTTTGCAGCAGCAGGAGGAGGAGGTAAAGTTTTAAAATATGAAACTTATACAACTACTACTGCAACTTCTACAAGTGGACAAACTTTTGTTGATACTGGATTAAGCGGTACTATCCAGCCTTCGGCTGCAAGCAGTAAGATTTTAGTGATTGTTAATCAATTTTTTAGAACTACATCAAGTACTGTAAACACAGGTACATCTGTTCAAGTATTAGAAGGTTCTAATGTCGTTGTTCCTTCACAGACTAACGATTTATACTATTTTGGTGGTGGTGGTGCATCATCTACTAGTATGAATTTCCATGATAGATTTGCGGTCACAATGATTCATACTCCATCATATAGTGTAGGCGATACTTTGACTTATAAAACACAAATGAAGTCTCTTAGCGATGGTGGTACAACTTCCAGTACAGCACAACAATCATCATCTTCAAGTTATTTAACGCTTTTGGAGTTAGCTGCATGATTTACACTAAATTTGATGCACTTATGTCATTAAAACCAAATGGTGAATATACATGGGTTGGAAGTGATTATGCAAATTTAACAGGAAGTGATAAACCTACTGAATCACAGATAGACACAGAACTAACGAGATTAACAGATGCAGAACCTATGAGGTTATTAAGAGTAGAAAGAAATGCAAGATTAGCAGCTTGTGATTGGAGAGCCTGTTCTGATTTAACACTTGCTACAGCTTGGAAAACATATCGTCAAAGTTTGCGTGATTTACCAGCTAGTGCAAACCCAACACTTGATTCAAGTGGTAATTTAAATATGTCATCTGTTACTTTTCCTACTGAACCTAGTTAAATGAGCACATTAAAAGTCACTAACGTAAAACATGAAACAAGTGGACTAAATACCCTTGTATTTGATAATGGTGGAACGTCTGGTGGTAACGGAAGGGTTACTACAAAAGGAACTATCGGAGAAGTTTCTGCACTAGGAAACTTAGCTGCTGGTACACATACTTTAGATTTTAGAACTGCTAATAATTTTTCAATGACACTTACAGGTAATATAACTCTTGCCAACCCTTCTAATATCTCTGCTGGACAGAGTGGTGTTTTATTTATAACTCAAGATGGTACAGGAAGTAGAACCGCAGCATTTGGATCGTATTGGGATTTCAGTGATGGCACAGCACCTACATTATCAACAGGTGCAAACCAGGTAGATGTTATTGCTTGGATAGCACGAACCAACACAAATATAGCTGTACAGTTTATTGGAAACTTTAGCTAATGAGCAGTCTTGGCAGTCCTAACCCTTTTTTTCTTGGAGGGAAGAAGGCATACGAAGTACAACGCAGTTTAAGGTTTAATCGTGATGATGATGCTTATTTACAAGCAACTTTAGGTAATAGTAATTTAAATAAATGGACTCTTAGTATATGGGTAAAAAAACCTGTTAATGGAGAACATCAAGCTATTTTCTCATCAGGAGATAGTTCTGTATCCACTATGGTTAACTTTGGTAATAGTGATAGATTAAAATTCACTAATTACCCAGGATCTGCTGCTGGTATCTATATCACTACAAGAAAGTTTAGAGATCCAAGTGCTTGGTATCATATAGTTGCAATTTGGGATTCTGGTAATTCGACTGCTGGAGACAGAATGAGACTTTATGTTAATGGATTCAGAGAAACAGCTTTTGACCAATCGGATAATCCAAATCAAAACCAAAACAGCGTAATTAATGGTAACACTCAAGGTGATTCTACTTGGGGACAAGGTAAGCATCGCATAGGAAGATATTCTAATTATGCAGATAATAGTGGTTGTTACTATGCAGAAGCAAATTTTATTGATGGTCAGGCTTACGACCCATCATATTTTGCAGAAACAAATGTATTAACAGGTCAATGGAATCCTAAAAAGTATGTTGGAAGTTATGGAACAAATGGATTTTATTTGAATTTTTCAGATAATTCTGGAACGACTGCAACAACACTTGGCAAAGATACAAGCGGTAACGGCAACAACTTCACACCAAATAATTTTTCTGTAAGTGCTGGTGAAGGCAATGATTCTTTAGAAGACACACCTACACTTAATTATCCAACATTAAATCCATTAGATAACGGTGTGACCACTGCTAGTCATCTTGTTTATAGCAACGGTAATTTACAAGTAAAAGCAGCAAGTGGAGTTTGGGCATCAACAAGAGCAACTTTTGCAGTATCAAGTGGTAAATGGTATTGGGAAGTTAAAATTTTATCAGCAGATTCTTTAAGACCTTTTATTGGAGTAATACAAAGTGATGTAAGACTTGCCAGTAACCAAGATGACCAAACCAATGAACTTGGAGTAGCAGCTACAAGTATAGCTTATTGGGTAGGTAATTCTTACATAAGAGGTGGTGCTAATACATCTGGTACAAATACAAATGTTCCTCAATCAACGACTAATGATATTGTTGGTGTTGCTTTAGACATGGATAATAAAAAAGTATATTTCTCTAAAAACGGAACTTTTTTTGCAAGCCAAGATCCAGCAAATAACACAGGAGAAATAGTTTCATTTTCAACAACTATGCAAAGTGCAGCTATTGCACCAGCAGTTCAAGCCTATAATGGTACAGATGAAGGAGCATTTAACTTTGGACAAAGAGCATTTAGCTATACCCCTCCTACAGGATTCAAAAAATTAAATTCAGCAAACTTACCCGACCCAACAATACTGCTACCTAATAAACATTTTGATACTGTTCTCTATACAGGTGATGGTAATGCTACAAGGACGTTATCTAATGTTTTAGAATTTCAACCTGATTGGTTGTGGAGTAAACCTAGAACCGCAGCTTATGTTCACTTGTTATATGATGCTGTTCGTGGTGCTGGAAATTCTAAAGCATTAAATCTTGGAGGAGGAAGTCCAGCAGGAACGGGTGCTGAAGGTGCTGCTGCTGATAATGCAACATATGGTTTTCTGAACTCCTTTGATGCTAATGGGTTTTCATTTACAAAAGGAAGTGCTGGAACCACCTATTTTAATCAATCTGGTATAAATTATGCTGTATGGAACTGGAATGCTGGCGATACAGATGGCAAAACTTATGCAGTTACAGTTGTTTCTGACTCTGGTAATAAGTATAGATTTGATGGTTTTGGAACCTCTGCTGTAACTCTTGATCTAGCAGAAGGTGGCACTTATATCTTTAACATGGATGATGCGTCAAATGCATCTCATCCATTCAGTATCGGAACGGCAGCTAACGGAACTGTTTATACTTCTGGAATTACATACTTCTTAGATGGAGTATCTAAAACTTACAGTGAATACACATTAGGATTTGCAGCAGCTACTACAAGAAGATTACATATAACAGTACCAGCATCCGCACCAGTGCTTTACTATTGGTGCTCGGTTCATAGTGGAATGGGTGGTCAGATAAATACAAACTCAACTCTTGGATCAAGTAATTTTGATGGGTCAATTCAAACAACTGTAAAAGCAAATGCTTCAGCAGGGTTTTCAATCATGACCTACACAGGTACAGGTAGTGCTGGAACTTGTGGGCATGGTCTTGGAGTAGTACCAGATACAATAATTACTAAAACCAGAAATGCTACTGGAAATTGGACTATATATAACAAAAATCTTGATAATGCAAGTAGTACAAGTCATAGAGTAATTCGTCTTAATACCAGTGCTGCACAGTCAGGTTCAAGTGCTTTGTATTATGGAAATGATCCAACTTCAACAGTCCAACATCAAGCAGCTTATACAGATTTAAATGGATCTGGTGAGACTTATGTTGCTTATTGTTTTTCAGGTGTTGATGGGTATAGCAAGTTTGGGTCATATACAGGCAACGGATCAAGTGCTGGCACGTTTGTTTTTACAGGTTTTAGACCAGCATGGTTGATGGTTAAAAAAACAAATACAGCAAATAGTTGGGTAATATATGACGCTAAAAGATCACCTGAGAATGTTATAGATAATTACTTGATTGCTGAAGGTGTCAATCAAGAAAGTACAAATTCAGCTGTAAATATTGATTTAGTAAGTAATGGTTTTAAATTTCGTACAGGTTACGATATTGTTAATTCTGGTAGTTATATTTATTTAGCATTTGCAGAATCTCCTTTCAAATATGCAAGGGCGAGGTAATATAGAGTTATGGCTTTTAAATTAGACGGATCACCTTTAGCTGTTGATGTGGCATTTACCCACAAGGATATTCAGTACCCTGCTAACTGGTTAAGACTATCATCAGCACAAGAGAAAAAAGATCTCGGAATTACTGAGGTTGCTGACGATCCAGTATATGATAATCGTTTTTATAATGCCGATGGATCTGCAAAAGCACTTGATGATGTAGATGCAAAAGATCAAGAAGGTAATTTAGTAAAAGATGAAAATGGAAATCAGGTTGTTACTTTAGGTGTTAAATCTGTATTGAAGTCACAGGAAAAAGCAACTGCGGGTTCTTTGTTAGCAAAATATGATTGGTACGTTGTAAGAAAATATGAAGCATCAAAAGCTATTCCTACAGCGATAAAAACTTACAGGACTGCGGTTAGAACTGCTTGTGCGACAAGAGAAACAGAGATTGATAATTGTGCAGATACAGCAGCCTTAGTTACTCTTTATGGTTCAACAGAAAAAGATGGTGTCGTGACACCTAACATGACACAATATCCAGTAGATCCTAACGGGTAGATTCTTGCATTTGTCTTGTCATTAAGCCCATAGTGACGTAGAGAGGGGATAGGGCTACAATAAGCAGTAATACAAGCACACTTGTAAAAGATAGTGCTTTTAGTATCGCAAATTTAATCATGTTTCAAAAAATTGCTAATGTTCTTAGCATTGTTTCTTTTCTTATGGTAGCTTCCATGAGTGGTGGAACGTACTTTGCATATAAATATGTAACATCAGAACAATTCAAAGCAAGAGTTATGAATGAGATCATGGGAAATGTTCAAACACTAATGCCTAAAGTACTAGATAATGCTATGCCCGATATATCTGGCCCATCTATTCCTATTCCTAAAAAATGAACTGCTGGCATTGTAATACTGAACTTATCTGGGGTGCTGATGCTGATATAGAGGAAGATTTCCAGCCTGTTTTATATGCAGAGTATTCAATGGTTAGTAACTTCTCTTGCCCTAAATGTGAGTCATATGTAGAAGTTTATAAAAGAAGAGATGCCTATGACTGAAATTCGTGAGATAGTAATACCGCAGATACCTCAGATAAATGTAAATACTTATATTTCCACTCCTTTACCAAACCTAAATGTACCTCTACCAAACATAGATTTACCTGGGTGCGTCAAAACTCATAGAGATGCAAGTATAAAAAATACACAAATAATCGAAGATGATGTAAATGGAGCATTTTATAGCTGTCCCGAAGGCAAAATACCTTCTTTCGTTCCAATAAATTATGACAGGAAAAAAATTGAAATTGTAGAGCAGAAAAAAGAAAAGCCTATAAACAATACTAATATTCCAGAACCTCAGACACCTGAGATTCCCGATATTCCAAAAGAAAAGGAAGCTATAAAAATAGAACCCTGCCCAGGTAGCAAAGATCAGCGAGTTGGAGACTTTCGTAACGAAAAACGATTGGAGCGTGTCATCGGACATGAAAGAGGTGATGATGGGATTGAGTGCATCACTTTATATGAAGACGTTCCTTTTGTGGATCAATACATCCCAGAACCGAGCACTATTGTTTCTACTGCTGTTATTGGCCTTGTGGCTGCGAGTAGCCCTCTTATTCTCAATATAATAAAACCAGCTATAAAAAATATCGTAAAGAAACTTACAAAGAAGAAAGATAAAGTAGAATAAAAAAACCCTATTCGACAAGGCAATGGATAGGGCGTCTAGGTAGACAAGTTTCAACCCGTGCTTGTCTACTGCAAATTTTGTGTATAATCAATATTAAGCAAAGGAAGTTCTAACCACAGCTAACACTCCCTAGTTAGAAAGAGCTTTTGCTTACTTTAATTTATGAGTATGTGGGATAACTTGATTTGCCTTCGGCACTAAATAAACATCCTTACAGATATTAAAAAAGGGACTATCGGTAGTCAGCATTATTCCCTCCTGTTTTAATTTTCCACATTCACGGATTCTTGCGATCTGCCAGTCTAATCTCTTATTTTCTAGTACTTGTTTCTGTATAGAAATTTGTGTATCAGCAGCAGATTTACATTGATTCTGGAATCCTCTGTCTAACGGAATACTGAATGTAGCTGATATTCCAAAGTTCAAAGCATAACTATCTTTATTCGTTCCAGAATAATTTTTTTGCATAAATAAAATATCTCCTGGGTTATCTGGCACACCATCGTCATTTGCGTCTGTTGGATCATAGAAAGGTGTTTCGTAATAATCCCGATAAGGTTTTAAATAATTAGCTCCAAAAGTAGTAAATGGGCTGATAGATAAAGTTGGCCCTTGGCATACAATATTTCCACCATACTGATTAGTTGTCATATTTCCCGTCAAAGTTTGTACAGCCATATTCGTAACCGAGCCATTATTTGACTGACTTACTGCATTAGCTAAAACCTGCGTGGGAGATAGCAGAATTACTGAGAGAACACTGAGGTACTTGTGACTACGCTTTGGGATTCTATATTTCTTTGGATCGTTGTTACGTTTGATACCCCACCTGGGCCACGATAAGTTTCCGTAAATTGAAATGCGTTCCCAGAACTTGAGTCGGTTAGTGTGAATACTGGCTTGTTGTTTGTTGATAAGTCTAATCCTGTCCATGTCTGACTTTCCCCGTTTATTGTCCCTGTAACATCCGTTGCATTTGGAGCGACTGATCCATCGGTTGTGACTCCCAATCCAGTAACAGTGTACTCATAAGAATTACCAAAATAATCTGTAGAAGTAATAGTCTCACTGATTGAGGTTGTTGTATTCGTGGTGCTTGAAAGAGTTCCCGTTGTAAAGTTCGGGACAACAGGCTGCGATTTAACAGGTATGGCATATAGCAGAAGCAACAATAAGAGCTTTTTCATAAATCATCTTATAGTTAGCTCCGTTACAAACTGTCCTGTAACAGTAGAACCCGAATCTCCCTCATGTAATCCTGTGATCCCATGACCTGATGTGATAGATCCAGCAAAACCATCTCCACTTCCAGCTACAGTTGAAATTACACTACCAAAATTAGGAACTGTTCCAGCAGTAATTGTTGTATTTTCTGTTCCGTTATTTGATGGAATTGTATCTGCTGCTGTGAATGACTCTGTTAATGACCATGTACTAGCACAGTTAGCAGGTGTTTCTCCACAACCATTTATAGAATAATCTCCAGCATTTAAAGTAACTGCACCATTACTTACAGTTAGTCCTCCGATCTGATCGTTTGTATCACTTGTCCCGATATTGCTTCCAGAAGCACTATATGACGCACCAATCCGTGTTGCCTGTGTCATAGCAGCGTCAACTTTTACGCTTACGCTAGATGTAAATTTTGAAGTTATATCAGCATAAGCTGGTGCTGATAATAACAGTAGTAAAGGGATTAATTTCTTCATTTTTTACTGATACCAACATTATTGTCTTTATTCGATACTACATTAAATGGCCTCTTTTTGCCATTTGCGTTGTTTTTCACCTGTAATCCCATATTAGACATCACTGCCGACAATAATCCAGCAGCGAAAGTCGTATCAATTTGTTTCATTGAATTTCCGAAGTATGCGTAAGAAATTACCCCCAAACTCCAAAAAAGAATAATCATTTGCGTAATATTTGATAAAAGAGAAGGACCTTCTTTCTCCTCTTTTTCTTCTGTAATTGGGTCGGTTTTCGGGTCTTGAGTTGCCATAATCTTAGTGATATACTATAAATATAAGGATTGAGGCCAAGTTTGGCAAATAGCGGTAAGGTAGTAATAGATATATCAACTTTATGTATAAGATTCTAAAACCAATCTTAATGACCTTTTTAACGACAACTGCTGTTAAGAGATTGGTCGTGGATTTATTAAAATCAATCGCAAAACAAACTACAAATACTTTAGATGATAAAGCAGTCGCAATATTAGAAAAACAGCTTTTTCCTCCAGCATGAAAATTACTAAATTTCTCAACATTGATATCGAACCAGCACCTCCAGAGTTGGAGCTAGAAATTGAAATGCAATGTAGGGAAATTATGAAAAGTAATGATTTAGATAATATAAAAAGATATTGCACTCATATGGTCAGAAAGAAGTTTGACCAAGATATTTTTATGGCTTCTTTATTAAATAGATTGATTGAGTTAGAAGCTAATCGTGTTGTAACAGAAATGCGAAAGGTAAAACCTAAGAATCCTTTAAAAAAGTTTTTTCGTATTCGTTAAGTTCTTTATCAGTAAAATCTTTTACAAATAATTTATCAATTTTATCTATTTCATAATTAAATTTAAGAATTGCTGTTTTAATATGTTCTGTAATCCATCCACCCTGCCTTGAAACTACCTGAGCTTTATTTCTTTCGTTGATAAAAATATAGTGATCATATCCTTTTAGTTCTATATCTAAAAGATTTCTTTCAAGATTTTTACGTCTTATTTCTTTTAATCGTCTTAGCTTTTTAGAATCGCTCATTTTTCGTAGGTGTCAGGTGGAATTGATAACCAATGTCGAACTCCATTGATAATCATATAATTATACGTTCCATCAGTAACTATTTTTGGTTCGTTTTCTTGTTGATTGAGTTCAGGAGTCTTGATAATGCTCTGCCTTGTAGTCGATTTTGAATAACTTTTTTCCAATTTTCCTCGTCTTTCTTTAGAGCTTCATTGTACTCTTTCTCATCAATATTGTCTTGTAAAAATTTATAAACAATATCTCGAATCCAAGATGTAGGCTTAACTTTCAGTTCTTCTCTAATATATTTATCAAAGAGTTCTCCTCGGTTTATGTCTATCAAAACATGGTAATATTTTTTGTTTCCTCGAGGATTCTTGCCAGATTGAGCCATGAATATCTTTTTAAGACTATATTATCACAATCTCGTTGTATTAACTTTTGTCCAACATTTAATTAAACGCTCCAATTCAGCAATTCTTTGTTTTGCAGCTTCGATTCTTTGTTGTGTAGTCATAGATTCAGATTCTAATGATGTTATTTAGTATTTTCTCTGGGGAGAGTGGCTGAAATTGTCCCATTCTCTATAAACACGCTCCACAGCTTTGATTTGGTGTGGGACAAGGGTATGGGACAAGTAAAGTTGTCTCACGTTCCAATTATAATAGGACAATCTATCTTGTCTCACATAGTTGTCCCACTGAAATCTATTGGTACGACTAAGATTCTTCTAATGGGACAAGATATGCACCCTCTCCCCGTGCGAGGACTGCTTTATAAGACTTATTAGAATTATCATCTTCTATAAGTTCGATAAGACCTTTTTTAATTAATCTTTGGAACGATTTTCTTATCGCAGCATCTTTACCATCAACCATTGGATCGTGAATCATTTGATTTATGGTATAAGTTTCAGGATGAATTTTTCTTAGCTTTTGAAGAACTTTATCTTGAACAGTTGTAGGAGATCCAGAATCAGCAGAAACCTCAGGAGTGTAGTCAGCGATAGCAAAGGTAAGGTCATCTTTCATCTTCATTATCATTTGAGTACCCATTCTTCCAGACCTAGATTTTTCGATAGTAATAAATCTGCTATTACGACCTACCTTATTGATTTGTTCTTGGGTCGGTTTAGATAACTTCCAAGTTTCATCAACAGCATCTCTTATAGCTGAAGTTCCCCTAAATCCACCATTCTTATTAGCGTGATGAATAATAAGGATAGTTGTCCTTGGAAAGAGAACCCCATTATTTCTAGTCAGCCAATACAAAGGTTGAGCAAAATCTGATTTGTTTTCATCAAAAGCTCTACCACCGCTACAACCAATCAAAGAGTCAATAACAACTAGCTTTGGTGTGTAAGTTTGCATTAACTTAATAAATTGAGCATATCTTTGCAGTTGCCAATCAGTTTGAATTTTTACGTTGCTTTCAATAGGAAAGTTAACTTCTTCTAGCTGTTCTTTAAGTTGAGATAGTGGTTGATCGCCATTCAATAGCAGAACATTGCCTTGATCTACAGGAACTTTACTACCTCTAACTAGGAAAGGATCTCCAGTAGCAATATGTTTTGCCATAGTCCAAGCACTCATGGATTTACCATCTCCACCAGCACCATAAATAAGAACAACTGAAGGAGTAGGGAGAATGTCAGGTATCAAGTATTCCCTCTGAATATCTAATGCAAAAAGATCAGCTATATCAAGAATACCTTTTTGGCTTTCATATTGAATCTGATCGACAATAAGTTTTTCTAAAGATGATTGATCTCTATAACCAGCTTTCAATGCCAAAGTATTTAACTTATAGTTCATCTCAGCAGGGTTATCTAACTCAAGAATATTTTTGGCACGTTTTATCACATCACCGAAATCAAGAGTTGATGTTCTAACCTCTTGAACTTTCTTCTCTTCAGCTTCTTTGACAATCTTTTTGTTTTCAGCAGAGAATCTATGTCTTTCAGGATCTTCTCTATCAGCTAACCAGATAAGAGTTCCTAATCCAATACCACCAGCTTTGAATGAATACCAAGCAGTAGTGCAGGGAGTATCATAATCTCCAGCATCTTCCCATTCAGCAGCAAAGTCAGGATCTTGAGCAGACCAGAATGACCATAAAGATAAACCAAGATCATTAGGTAAAGCAGAGTGGATAGCCATTCCAACTCTCACCCAATGTTCTCTACTACCTAAACCCTGATGAGAAATAACAGATAGACAGTCGTGAATGATTTGAGCAATCTCATCTTCTGTTCTATCGCTAAAGTCTAAATCCTTTTTATTCTGAACAGGTTTTGGAGGAGCTTTCATCTCAGCCAATAACCAAGCAGGAGCTACAGGTATTTTTGAAAGATCGCCAGTTAATGTATAGAAACCTTCTTTTGAACTATGTCCACCTGGGTAAGCACCAAAGATAACACCTTGTCTTCTACCCCAAAGTATTTCATAATTACCACCTTCTTCTTTACGAAGGCCATGACCCTTCACCTCACCCCATAGAGCTTCTGGAACGCTAAAGATATATTTTGCTGCATCTTTCTTAGTAGAAGTGATCTTAGGAGCACCTACAAGCGTTTCAGACCATTTTCTTTTCAATGCTGCATGGTCTTTATCAATATCGAGAATCACGATACCTTTACCTCTGATTCCTGTATAAAGTCCAACTGCTTGTAAATCAGGATTTTTTTCAATCGCAAGTTCTACATCATGCTTATCAAAATCTCTTTCCCATGATTCTTCTAATGGATTTTTACCAGTAGCCTTACGGCCTGATTTCATTAGTGCATCTTTTTTATATATAGGTGCGTAAACGAGGTTCTTAGGAAGAGTCTTGACGAAACTAATAATTGTCATGTATCATTCTATTAGGATAAGTGAAAGCCTCTGATTTCTGGTTTGCAATTCGCCAGACTTCGGAGGTTTTTTCATTTTAGGCTATTTACAATTACGGGTCAAGCTATTAGAATGAGATTGTGCAAATATATTTTGCCCATTGATTACAAACGCTATTTAACAATTTCACTATTATGAAATTTTCAGCCACTTTTGAAGAAAAAGTCAAAAAAGCAGAAGAGCAGGGGGATCGCCCACTTGTTTCTTCATATTTAAACCCATCAAAAGTAGATCCAAAAGAACCAGTTTCTTTCGCATTATTGGAAGAAGATCCCCTAATCTTTTGGAAAATCTACGGAGAGTCTGTTCACGGAGAAAAAGGTAAGTCCTTTAGATTTATGAGCAAACCAACAGAAGAAGAAATTCTTACTGAAATGGGTGGTTCTTATACAAGAGGAACAAAATTCCAAAGTACAGAACCAGCAGAAGCAAAAGAAACATATGTTTGGCCTATCTACGATTACAAGAACAAAATGGTTCGTATCTTAGAAGCAGACCAATATCAAATTCTTAGCAAAATCAGAAAACTATCTTTAAACAGAAAGTATAAAAATCTAATGGCATGGGATTTATCTCTTTCCTTAGATAGAGAAGGTGGTCGTTGGAACTATGACGTTCAAATAGAGCCACAGGATGAAGACGATCAACCAGAGTTGGAATCAGCATGGGAGAAAGTTAAGTCAAAAGGTTTTGATTTAAAAAAACTTTTATCCTATGAAGATCCTTTCGGAGGATAATAAAAGAGTTAAACGCAATCCTGACTGCCAGCCTAATCTACTGGCAGTTTTTTTTATGTAAATATATTGTTGTCAAGACGTTATATATATACTACAATGATGTCATATATATTATTTATTATGACTCAATCATCTGATCCTTATGCTTTACATAGGATTTCCATTCAAATTACTAAATCACAGTACGAATTATTAAAAGAACATTCCAGACCTGGGACTTCTATTTCTGAATTAATTAGAAGAAGTATTGATAATTACTTTGCACCTGTAATGAAAAATAAATTGAGTGTACATTCTTCCAGACCTGAAGTTATTGAACATAAGGAGGAAATAACTATATAAATGCAAAGACTTAGTTTTTTAAATCTTCAAAGTTATATTCACGAAAAAGGATTTATAGTTTTAGGTCATTGTTATAAATGCGATAAGGTCAGCTATAGATCAGAAGAAGAAGCAAAAATTATCGCAGCAGAAATGTGCAAGAAAGGAAAAGGCCATTCATATGCTTATGAGTGTCCTAAAGGAAACGGTTGGCACTTAACTTCAATGAAACCTAAAAGTCATAACGTACTTAAATTCAGAAGAAAAAGTCATTCATACAGGAAGAAAAAAGGTTGGCAAGCATTATGAGTATCTATTTTAGATCATCAATGGGAATAAATTTTCCTAAAGCTCCATATTTAGGTCAGGTTCATTATGACTTTGACCTAAAAAGAACTTTTAGATATGAAGAAAAAGATTTTGGAGATTGCATTTTAAAATCGACAATAGATTGGTTCCATTGGGTCGACATAACTGAGAAAGACCTATAACTTGCAAATCAAACGCAATCCAGTTACAGTAAAACAAAAATCATTCATAAACAAATGACACTTGCCTTATCTAGAGAAACAGATAGGCAAAACTTGTTAGCTGGATTACGTCATTCATCTTTGGTGCGTGATGACTCAGGAAAGCACCGAGTTTATCGTGATGAAGAGGAGAGAGAATATCATTCAGTAACTTCGATATTAAAACACACTGCTCCTGCGGAACAAAAAGCAGCATTAATGAAATGGGCTAAACGCCCAGGTAATTTAGAACACAGAGATATGGCCTGTAGTATTGGTACAGCAGTCCATTCATATTGCGAGAAAATATTAAAAACTGCGTCTATAATGGCAATAAATTCAGCAAACAAAAGGAATGGTTGGAAAACTTATGAAGATGGTTTGGCACGACCTAGCCAAGCAATTACAACATGGGCATTACAAAACGCCATTCATGGTAAAAATAAAATCCCAGAACAATGGGCGTGTAGTGAGTACACCCGAAATATACAACCTTTTTTAGAAGATATAAAAGCCATTCATCTTAGTGAATTTAATGTGAACCATTCATCAGGTTATGCTGGTCAATGTGACGCTTTAATAGATACAGAAAATCCTGATGGTCATTCAGAATTAACAATAGTAGATTTCAAAACTTACGGAAAAGATACGGATAAACCAGAAAAATATTTACAAGATCATTTATTACAAATAGGTGCGTATAACGAGGGACTATATGAAAAAACTGGAGTTAGAGCAAAAAGGGGATTGATATGTATAATAAGGAAGAACGGATTACAACTTCGGTGGGTAACAGCTATGGAGTTGATAGGTTGTGGTGCGTTATTTAAGGAAAAGGTAGCAGAGTTTCAAGATATGGTAAAGAACGATCAATTAGTAGCAGCTTGAAGAATATCTGACCAATATTGTTTCCAAGTTTCATAGGTAACTCTTTGAGAAAGTTTAGGTATGTTGCAAACGCAAGGAATTATGTAGATATTTTTTTGATTTTCTTGAAGTACATGGGTTTTATATTCTTTTGAGGAATAATAAGTTTTAGGAGCTTTTTGAAAAAACTTTTTTGGAATTTTATTCATGGTCTAGAAAAATCTTGATGAGTAATCATAATCCATTGTCCTTCTCCTGTTTTTTTTGAAGGAGCGATATATGTAAAGCAATCTTCTGTAGGAGGATAGTAAAAAACTTGTCCATCATAAGGATTTTTAGGAAAGTTAATCCAGTTGTTGTTTGGCATCATCAATTCCATGTTGTTTTTTAGCGATTTCGCTATTGATAGTTTGAGCTAGTATGTATGGTTCATATTCCAAGTCTAGGTCAAGAGACTCTCTGGCATATTGAAAGTCATCAATATTACCAGAGAGATAATCGTTATCTAGTGCGGAACGTTTGATTTGATATTCGTAGTATTTACCTTTAGGCATTAGTCTTCTTCAACTGTATCAATATCAAAGTAAGTGTAATACTTGTATGAATTTAGTTCACATTCTTCTAAAGCAAGTTCTTGAGCTTCTTCATAACTGTTGGCTTCTACATTCCAACAAGATTGTTTTTTAGTAACTGTGACGTTGTAAATGGGCATTAGTTTTCTCCTATAGTTTTGAATGTTTACCTTTTTCTATGAACCAATCGTATTTATCTATATACTGTTCACAGTCTTGGCAAAATATTGCTGACCAAGAAAGATGATAGATAGTTTTGATTGAACTACACTCAGGGCATTTTATTAATGCACCCGAGTATCTTTTGCACCTAGAGTAACGTGTCATTGGAACGAAATCAGTCATACAAACCTCCTTCCATGAGACTCACTTTTCATTTCTAACATTTTGTAATCTCCATATAAGGTGATTTAAAATCATCAAAGTATTCTCCGTTGTCCTTCCACCAATCGACTATATAATCAGAATCGAGAAGAATGAAAGTAGGTTCAAACAATTCAGGATTTTGAGACATATAATCGTGATACCACTCTGCAAAGTCATCATGTAAATCATCATGTACTTTGTAGTGTTTAGCAATTTCTATTGCATGGTTTTTACAATAGTCTTCAAAGTCAGCATCTTTTTGGATCGTATCCATTTCTTGCATGACTTGATTTGGAAGTGGGTTGTCAATCATAATTCGCTAGCGAAATTCTCAGTTGAAATTAATTTTTTTAAGGTAAGTGTTATTTAATATAGCTCCGATTTTCCTGCGTAACTCATCATCTTTATCAGTTTTAGCTTTATGATAATCACGAATTAAATCCTGATAAATTTCAGATTTTAATTCAGATTTTTGTTGCTGCAAAATAGATTCGATTGGTTCGATGTCATACATCTCTTCCACTCTGGTAATCCATTTATAAACTGTTTTATCGCTTACGCAATAATCAGCAGCAAGTTGAGAAGCTATCTTTGTTTTCTTAACATTGGTACGCAGCATCTCAGCTATTGCTTCAAATGCTTCGTCACGGCTTTCGGTTATGTTCATTGAGCCATCTCCCAAAAAAGACGTTTAGCTCTTCTTGCTGCAATAATTTCAACCTCTCTATTTGAAAGAGAGGGAAATCTTTTTTGAACAGCATCAATCTGTTCATCGAATAGAGATTCTAAAATCTCAGTATTTACAGGATGTGACATATATATACCTCCTACCAAGATGATTGATAATAGAAACTATCAAAGCATTTTCCTGATTCAGCTTGTTCTTCGTATTCAAAAACCTTTTCAAGAATATCTTTGGTACGTTTTAAATCTTGATAGTACCAATCGTCATATTCTTTTGAACCAAAGAAACAACCTTCAGTATCAGTTGGTAAAAGTTCCTCTGCCTTCATTTCTCTAGCAACTGGAGTTTTTATATCAAGAATAGTATTGATACGATCTAAAAGAATTTCTAAATCTCCTCTGGATACATAATGACGTTCGCAGTTGTCATTCCCACCCTGAACTTCGTCAACAAAAAACTTATGAATTGAATTAGCTTTTCTCCAAGTTATGATCGGGAAGACATATTGAAAATGGTTGTATTGATGATCTATTGGAGCGTCTTCAAAACCAATAGCAGCAATAGCATCTTTTAATTCAGGAGATTGTTCAACATTTACCTCCTTACCTTCTCGCATATCAGCATATTGCTGTTCGGTAGGTTGTATATATGCTCTGGTCGAAAAAGAGCCTTCTAGGTACATATCTAGACCCATTAGTTTTTACCTCCTGTAAGAATTGATGTAATGTTTGAAATTGCATTAAATAAATCTTTTAAGCCATCTCTTAAGGCATGATTTACTTCTCTTTGAGATTCATTAAGTTGTTGCTGACCCTCAAATGCTTTAAGAGTACAACCAGTAGATTCAGTAATCATTTTGGTTATGTCAGCAATTTTCTTGTCTTGTTCTTGTAAAACTTCCAAGATTTTTTTCATATCTCTATCCATTAAAAAGAATCCTCCATAGATAATTTGACTTGACCAACTGTATTTCCGTTAATATCTCTGAGTCTTGTTTCAAGTTCCCATGAGGTGTCTGGATCGACTACAGTTTCGATAGCGTTTGCATAACTTTTTAAAATGCGAGCAATCTCCGATCCCAAATTGGAATCAGAGAAGGCTGCATTATCTGTATTTATTGTGATGTTTAAATTAGTCATATTAAACACCTAACTCAGATAGTTTTATTGGGTCGAAATGAATGTCTCTTTCGATTCCAAGTCCAAAAGGTCTTTTAATAGACTCCAACTCAGGTAAAGAGAAGTAACCTAGTTCTTTTTCATGTCCATCTACAAGACCAAAAAAGAGTTTTTCTTCTGGGTCGTATTCTGTAGCGTACCAAGTCCATGAACCACAGGGGTCAAAGAATTTTACATAGGCGATTGCTTCTTTTCCTTTTCCGTCTTGAGCGTATAAAGGAGGTAACTTCTTTTGAAGTTCTTTAGTTAAAAGTTTCATAAGTAGGATAAGTGACTTACATTTTTAATAATAGTATATATATAATGCCATTGTCAATCTGTTATGATATATTAATAATACATTTACTATTCCATAATGAGTCTCATTAAGTCTTACATACTTTCAATCGAAGAAATGGGTTACGATCCATACAAACTTAATAAATTGTCCTCTGAAGAGTGGGATAACTTACTTACTAAAGCTTTAAGATCAGATAAAAAGTTATATGAAACTTTGATTCTCACTAGATGTAAATTAAAGTTAGAAAAAGATAGGGCTATTTAAAGCCCTTCTTTTTTGTCTTGTAATATCGGAAGCATAATTCGAAACTGTGAAGCATCTCATTTTGAAAGACGCATAACTGAGTTTCCAAGTTATGTTGCTCTTCTAATATGTCCTCATATCTTTGCAGAAAATGAGATTTCCATTCAGAAATTTGGCATAATTTCTTTTGGATCGTTGCAAGCTCCTGAAAAAGGTCATCATCATTTGTAATGACCCGATCAGATAAATTTGACATTTTTGCTAAGTCTTTTTGAGCCTGAACCATTTCAGGATCAGTCGCTTTATATTCTTTCATAGCTCCTCGCTTACATCTGGTAAATCTTTTACAGTAAAATATCCGCACTCCTCAGAGAGACTTGATACTGTATCTTCTTTTGGGTCGTAGTCTTCGTTTTGAAACTCTACAGCTTCATAACCTCGATCCTCTACAAAATCTATTAAAGATTTTTTGTCCTTAGTGCTTGCAATATGTCCGCACGCTCCGTAAGGATCAGCAATTAATAAAACATTCAAAGCCATAATTTTCTAGGATAAATGAAAAATAGAGTTTATAAAAACTCTTTAAAAGTTTTAAAATCTTTAAAACCTTTAAGGAATTTTTGATAAAAAGGAGGGGTTGTTTTTACCCCTCGTGATATTCTCGGATTTTTTCATTGAGTTCTTCAATATTTAATTTAGAGTCCCAATGGTTCACCCCATCTCCAGATTTTACAACTCCAGTTAAGAATTTTAATTCATCTCTGAAGTCGTTAAAATCTTTTGATGTTCTTGCAATGTGATATGTTGGTTCGTCATTGTCCATCCATAAAGCTACATTCCAAGTTTCGTAATTTGTCCAACCGTTATAGGTCATTTGTAAGCTCCGTTAAAGTTTGATAGTAATTATTTGTTAGTGCGTTTAGGCTCTGGTAAATTCCAAAGCCTGAATAAATCACACAACCAAATAAGAAAGAAAAACAAATTAGTTTAATCTTCATTTTTTAAGTCCTCAAATTCAAAATCATAATCAATTTTTTTTTGGAGTTTTGGGAAGAGGTCAAAAGTCTCTTCCCAATTTATTCCAGCGAAATAGAAATCATATTCAACTTCAGACATTAGAAAAATAACCTCCTAATGATTTTTTGAATAAAGTTTCTTTTTCTTAGTTTTAAGTATTGACCTTTTGGAAGTGTGTAAACTTCATTTCTTGGTTCGCCAATTCTCAACGATGTAAACATTGGAAGAGTTGGTTCACTTAGAACTTCTACTTTATGAATGAATTGTGGTCTTACTTTTGAAAGTAGTTCGCAATACTCTAAAGCGTCTTGCTGATGCTTGCGAATGTTGTTGTCGCTTGCATCTTGCCAGCCGTTGGAAGCTCCTCTGTAGGTCATCACTGCGTAGGTCATAATTAACTTTTGGATAAGTGAAAAAGATAAAAGGAATTAGATGCCTTTTATCTGTAAGCTGTTGTAGGGCTTGCGAGTGCTGTTGAGGAGAGTAAGAAAGCTAGTCAATAGATCTAAGCTCCTGTTGGCTCTCTGGGTCGCTCTGAGTGCAACAGCTTAGAGATAAAAGGGAATCTTTGTGTCTCTTGCAAGGCATGAAGTCAAAATCATAGTCGAACCTATTTGACTTCTTCTTCAAGTGATGTAGCTTTCTAGGATACTTACTACTCTTGAAGTCTGGGAGGTTTGAAACTCTTTGGTCTGGATGTCGAATCCGAGACTCCCAACAAGATATGTAAGAAGGAAAAATTTTTTCTCCCTTCACTCTTTATTATACCATACTGACATCAGAAGTACACCAAAATAACATTATTATTACATTACAATAACTTATCAATGGGGGGTGTAGTATTAAAAATATTTATGTTATATACGATTACCGCCTACCTTAAACATATATTGCTAATCTTTGTTACTAATAAGTATGTACTACTTTGTTTCTACTTTTATTGACAGTTCAGGTGCTTGAATATTGACTGTCTCTACTGACTCTCCAATAACTTTGCCTAATGAATCCAGGATTTGTGCTGCTGTTTGTAATTGACCTTTTGAAACTGCTTTATTAAATAATCTCACTCTCATCGCCTGAA